GGATAAAAGTGTTAATGGCTTTTAACTAACTATCAGTCATACACTTTGAAAATTCCAAGCATTTTTAAATGAAAGAGCCGTGACCCGTCGGCCTTGTTTTTTATTCTGCCGGTGTAAAAATCTCGCGATTTTTATGTAGATTTGTAGTCGAAAATGAAATTTCCTCAAATTTTTTTTGCTTTCAGCGTTGAGTTTTCAGGAAGTTGTGTGTCTATATAGTGTATGACAGACAGAAACGACATAGAGCAGCTTTTCAAAGCACATTACACGCAGATGTTCCGGTTGGCCGTGGCACTTCTGCACGACGATGATCTCGCGCGCGACATCGTCCATGATGTGTTTTTATCGTTGCTCGACGACAGTTCAAACCTCCTGATTTCCTGCGGTTATCTTCTGAAAGCGGTGCGCAACCGCTGTCTGAACCATATCCGCGATTACAGTATTCATCAACGAATAGCCAACCGCTATTTTCTTGACATGGAGGAATACGATACCGAGGACTGGCCCGATGAGGAAACCATTGCAAAAATGTATGCCTTTATCCGCAATAATATTTCCCCACAAGCTCGCCAGATTATGGAACTGCGATTTTCCGACGGCATAAAGTTCTCACAAATCGCAGAGGTTATGGGCATCAGCGAAACTGCCGTATATCGTCATCTGAGTCATGCGCTGTCAATAATCCGTAAAAAACTCAGCGAAAATGGATAAATACAAACTTGTGCTTGATATTATCGAGCACCCCGACAAATATTCGTCGGAGAAGTTGCAGACTATTCTTTCCGACCCCAAGACGAAAGAGTTATACAATCTGCTCTGCAAAACGGATTCGGCAATCGAGGCCAACAAAGAGGTCGATATCGATGCCGAATGGGAGGTCTTCTCGCATAAGCATAACCACACACCACATCGCAGGCTCTTTGCTTGGTTCGGTAGCCGTGCCGCCTCAATAGCTGTAATTGTCTTTACTTCTATCGTTGCGGTTGCCGCAGGTATTGCCATAACCGTTTCGGTAACGGAGCGCAAGGCCGAGCCGATGGCTAATGCAGGAGCTCAACAAAATGCCTCTGCCGTCACCGTTTCTGTTCCCGCAGACAGTACCGCCGTGCCGACCGACACCGTAAAAGCTGACTTGACCCCGATGATGTTTGAGGATGAAGCCCTTGAAACCATTATGGACGCAGTCGCCAACCGCTACGGCGTTGATGTTAAATTCAACAACAAGGAAGTCGCATCGCTACATCTTTATTACAAGTTCGACCCGGCATTGACGCTTGACGATGTAATTGCGCAGCTCAACACATTTGAGCAAATCAATATTAAACAGAATAACAAAACCTTAACCATTGACTGAAAAATGAAGATTGTCCTTACTCTGGTATTGGCCGTCATGACTTGCTTTTCAGCCAATGCCTATAAATTCAATTACACATTCAGCGACACCCCTGTTTCAGCGGCTATCGTCAGAATAAGCAAAGACCACCCGGACATCAACATATCCTTCATATACAAGGAACTCGGCAACTACCGCACATCGGCAGTAGTCCGCACTGACAACGCTTACGATGCCTTGCGCAAAACTGTCGGGCTTAACCCTGTTTCCGTTATCAAGAAAGGAAATGATTACTATATCGAGGCTCTGCAGCACGGCAAATTCGTTTATACCGGCACCGCCATTGGCGACGACAACGAACCGGTTGCGGCTGCAACCGTTTGGCTTCTTGCCCCGTCAGACTCCACCGTAATAACCTACGGCGTAGCTGATGCCTACGGTCGCTTTTCAATTCCATGCGACCGTCGCGGCGTTATCGCCAAACTCAGCTGCATGGGCTATAAGACAACCTACCGCCGGAGTGCCGGATTTAATCTTGGCAATATCGTTATGCGTGTAACCGCCACCCAGTTACATCAGGTAACTGTGGAGGCCGAAAATGCGACCCTATACTCTGACAAATCGATATATATGCCAACAACGGCACAGAAAAACGCATCGCAATCAGGCTCGGAATTGCTCAATCACATGGCAATACCCCAGTTAAGCATTATTTCAGGGAACTCAATTACTACCAATGGCGGCAAACCTGTAGCTGTATTCATTGACTATCTGCCGGCATCAGAGAGCGACTTACTGGCAATGCGTGTTAGCGATGTGAAGCGCGTTGAATATCTTGAATATCCTTCTGACCCACGGTTACAAGGGAATCCGTATGTAATAAATTTCATATTGCAACAATATGAGTATGGAGGCTATGCGAAAGCGTATGGATTCGGTACATTTCTTAACGGACATCAGGAACAGATAATCGGCAATGTGCGTTTTCAGTATAAACGAATGACATACGACCTTATGGGTTCAGCTTACGGCAACGGTCATTCGCATTCCGGTCAGGACATGACCGAAACTTTTCGTTTGCCTCAAGATGATGGTACTATGGAACAATTTGAACGTGTTTCTGAACTTAAATCTTCCAAACGCCATCGCAACAACTACTATCTTATATTCAAGGCAACCTACAACTCTGACAAAATTCAGGCCTCTACACTGATTAACAGCAATCTTGACAGGCAGCCGAACACTGTTCAAAACGGCATAGTGCGTTATTCCAACAATAAATACCCGACATCTGAATATAATTCAACTATTAATAATTTCTCGAAATTCATATCTTACAACGGTTATTATTTCTTTGCTCTCCCAAGTAGCAATTCATTAACGTTTACACCGACTTATAGTTTGTCACACACTGACCAAAATAGTGATTATACCGAGACTGGGTATTCATCTATCTTGAATTCCGCTACTGACAACACTAATTATCTGTCAGGGAACCTAAAATTTAAGCATGATTTCGGTAAATTCGGAAGTCTGTTAGGATTTGTCAAAGGCTCATATCAATACAACCGCACGTCTTATTCCGGCTCGGCAAGTGGATTGGATCGTGCCAAATCCTTGCGGATAGGCTTCGGTGCAAACTACGAGCTTTCCATCAATAAAGTTCGCGGACATATAGGATTCGGATGGGATTGGGACAGATTGCAATTCGGGCCTTCGGTTGACCGGCGTAACGCTCCTTCATTTGATGTTTCAATACAATATTCACCAAACCGCAGGCATTCGTTATCGGCAATATTTCAATACGAGTCATGGCTACCCTCGCCGAATTTCAAGAGCGACCAAGTAATAACAGCTTCACCTTTCCTTAAATATACAGGTAATCCGAACCTATTCCCGGCAAAAAGCTATGATTTTGAATTTTCATATACATGGATACCAAACAATAATTACAGTTTAGCCACTTATGCTTGGGGGTGGATTGTAAGAGACCGCTACGCCTACGATTACGAAGCGGACGGAAATGGCGTGATACGAACAATAAAACAACCTATGGGGTCATACGCACAAGGTAGATACGGTATAAAGGGAACTGCACGTTTCTTTGACAGGTCTTTAGTGCTGACAGGAAACCTAAGCCAGCTCTTTAACCATAACGGCAAACCTTATAATGTAAACCATTTCCATATTTACTACACCATCCAAATGGCTTATTACCTCAAAAATTGGAACTTTGGCGTTGCGTACATTTCTACCATTGGAACTTGGGATGGTATGATGAACGGTATCTGGCAACGTGATAAAGACGAGTATTATTTTAAGGTCGGTTGGTCTAATTACAATTGGAATATATCCGCATTGGTTGATAACATTGGAAGATGGAATTGGAGAAGTTCTAAACGAGAGATGAACAGTGAGTTTTACAGTACAGCCGAAACCCTTATAAACGGCAATTCTCATGCTCTATTTAGGATAACAGCCACTTACACCTTCGGCTTCGGCAAAAAGGTGACCCGCGACAACGAACCCCAACTTGGCGGCTCGGCTGCGTCAGGCATTCTGAAATAATAAACAGCTAATCATACATATAGTACCGCTTTTGCGCTCTGCCTTAGCAGAGAAACCTCGGCAGCGATTGTCGGGGTTCCCTTTTGGGGAGTTGCGGCTCCGCCGCCGCGCTTTCGTTCATCGTCCTTTGGACGCTTTGCTTTGCAAAGAAATCGAGCCTAAGGTCTCGACCGTAAGGCTTCAATCGCTAACTCATTATCAATCCACTTCGGCACCGCTTGGCGCAGATCCGAGGTGGATTTTTGCATTATGGCTGTCGCTGTGATGCGATGAATATTCGCACACATAGGAGTTTCACCGTGCTTTATGCCCCTTTTTGGAAGGATTTATCAGTGTTCTCCCTGCACCTTGTTTCGGCGACTCGTGCATTGAGGCGATTTTTACCTGTTCTTCATCGGCTGCTTTCGATTATCCGTATGACGCTGTGGCCGTCTGTGATTACACGGTGCTGATTGTATTTGGGTAAGCGGTCGGCGTTCCCCGTCGAATATGCCTTGCAGGTTACGTGGATCAGGATTTTGCCGGGACGTTTCATAGGGCATACTTGTTGAACGCGCTCGGAGGCAGCATTGTATTTACATCGCGAAGTTAGCGTCTTTATCTACGCTCGAAAAGGGCAAGACACGTTCACCGCGACAATCTTCCTTTTTTCTGTCATGCCTAAGAAAAAAGAGTATTGCCTTGTGAACCCTTGTCGGCTAACGTGCCGGTGGCACTGATTGGGTCAGACGCATATTCTGCAATGTAAATCAAACGCGCCCCGGCGCACAGTAAAAACCCTCTAAAACTTCAAAATCATGACATACGTTAGCAACATCTTCAACAGCTCTCTCAACTCCAACCGCTCACTCAAATACTACTCAGTGGAAGTAATCACTTTCGACGGCGACAGCTACACGGAAGAAGTAGAAGCCCGCAGCGCCGACGAAGCCCAGGAAATCGCAGCTTCAATGTACGACGATGTCGACTACACAATGGTTCAGGGTTGCTTCGCATACTGATAAATCGTTCCTCCCTCAAAGGGTAGGCTGTCCGCCGGGGCAGCCTTTCTCTTTGCTCATTCATCGCCTCGCGGCTTCCTCCGTTGTATATCGGCTCTCCGGCTCCGCTCCGAGCCGAGGATTGAGCGGTCAGGCCCTTCGCAAAGGGGCTGCGCCGGGCAGGTGCCTGTCGGCCATCCGAGCTGACCGCTCCGTATCGAGGCTGCCGCTCTTGTTCGGTTGTTTAGGTCATTTCCATTGCTTCGGGAGGGTGAAACGTGATTTCCGTTGTCGGGAAGATTGGAGCGTATCTCGCAGCCCGAACTTGACTTTTGCCCTCGTTGTCTCGCCAATAATAATGATGAGCGTATCGCGTCAGTTGTCGGCCATATCCATTTGCATTCGTAAATCAGTAGTGCGCATCACCGTTCAGGAGGTCAGACATCCGGGCGCGACGGACACCGCCACCGCTTGCCTCGAATCCGGGGCGTTCGGAGTTCCGGGGTCAGCTCCGTATCGGGCGCAAGCACATATAGCACCGCTTCCGGCCTCATCCGCATCTCGACAGTCCTTGCCCCGACCTTGAAGACATACCGCTGAACTTGCAGCCTCGATTGAGCAGGGAGTTTCCTGCGTCAGCGTCCGTCCTGACTGCGGAGCTTCGGATGTTTCAGCCGATTTTTCCTTACGCTCTCCGTTGCTTCATATCGTTCCATATCTCCGTTTTTTGTTGCAGACCGAGCCATTTTTCCTTCACAAATTTAGTACGGTCACTCGCTGTCGCAAGGGCAGGTTTGCACTCCGTGTTCCTCCTTTCTTCGCTTCGTTGCAGAAAGGCCATCACCCTTGCTTCCTTCAGCTCCTTTCGACCGCACTTTTGATTGTTCGTAAAAATCGGGCTTCGGCCCACAAGTCAAACTTCAAAATTTCACAGATATGGCACGTAAAGCTAAAAAATCAACCGAGAACATCGCAACAGTCGTTGCCCCCACAGTCGAAACTACCGCTCCCGCAACTCCCAAGCTCATCGTGGCTCAGCGCAAGTTCAACCGCTGGTACGTCTACTTCAAGGGCGTGGCTCCCAAGGACAACGTCGGATGCGGCTGCAAGACGGCCAAAAGCGCCATGCGCTACATGCACCTGCTCAAAGCCCGTTACGGGGCGACTATCTCCCAGAACATCTACGAACGCCTCCAGTTCGAGGCAGCGCGAGAGGAGGCGTAAGCCTCCCTCGCTTTCTTCCCGATTGTCAAACCTCCAATTCTCACAGCAATGTACGAATATATCTGTTTCACAAAACAAGGCAAATGGAAATTCTATGCCGACAACGATATTGACGCGATGCGCACGGCTCTTTACTATTGCTGGCGCGACGGCGAGGACTTTATAAAAGTCGAGTTCCGAAAAGGTTGCGAGAATTACACGCTCTCCATCTTCCATATCGACAACAACAATCACGAATGTTTCACCCTCTAATATCCGAAACAATGGAAATCGACTACAACAAGTTTACCGAACAGGAGCTGCAAATCATCCTCGATGCTGCGCGAAAAATCAACTTCGCCTTCGGCATTCAGTTTCCGAGCTACAAAGAGCAAGTCGCCCTTCTGATTGAAGACCTACACTTCCGCGTCATCAATCAGATAGTCATTCAGACGTTCAACGCCCTCCGCTCGAAATACATCGCGCGAGGCATCGACCCCGACGCCCCGGACTTCCGGCCCGACCATCTGGAGAAATGACTTCTCCAATCCGTCCGTGCAGCGGTTGACCCTCCGGGGTTGACCGCTTTCTCCCTGTCTTTTATCGGCCACGACTGCAAAGTTAACTTTGCGGCATGGCACACCGGATTACATACAAGCCCCAGGGCATCATACTTTCTTCGGCTGTCGGTGAAATCACCGTCGCCGTCGAGGGGGAATATGTCGATGTTACGCTGACCGCCACCGGCGGCATCGTCATCCTCTCGGAGCGTTACTACGCCCACGGCGGTTATGTAACGCTCTATGATCTCGGCTCGCTTATAGAGTCCGAGATGAATAAGTCCGGCCAGTCATGCGCCGACTTTACCCTGCGGGTATTTACCGACTCGGTCAACAACAAGGCTGACTTCTGTCTGCTTCATATCCTTTACTGCGACCGCTTCACGGTCTGCACGGATATTCCGACGTTTCTCCGCGAGAATTTCCTGACAACACTCTCCATGCGCCGTGTCGCTCCCGGCTCCACGCTCTCCCTTTTCCTCTACGCGGAATCCGGGGAGAGTCTGGAGTATTCGGTACAGCACACCTTTCAGACGAAAAAATCTGAGGCGAGATTTCTCCATTCATATTATATGGATTCCGGCAAGACCGCCGCCACCTCCGGGGTCGTGCAGATCAACGTGCCGTTGTCCTCGGTCATTGCCGATGCCGCAGGGTTCGCCGCCGCTCGTCCTGACAATATTACGCTGCTGTCGTTTACCGTCCGTTGCGGTCAGCGGTCTGTTACCTGCTTCGTTGACAACTCGCTCACAGACCTTGAATCGTTCTACTTCCGCAACTGCTTCAATGTCTGGGACTCGGCCACTTTGCCGGTGGAAACCACCGCAAAGACCGACGTTGAACGCTCGCTTGCCATTATCAACGGCAGCTCGCGGTTCTACAACCAGTCTACGACTAAGACATACGAAGTGGAGGCCGGGCCGCTGACTTCTGACGAAGCCGGGTGGATAGACCAATTCTTTTCGTCGCACGATGTGTTCCGAATCGAGCCGGACCCGACCAACAGCTATGACCCGCTGCTTCTCGCTCCGATACTCATTACCGACTCCACCTGCGAAATCCAGGACGGCGACGAGAAACTTAACACCGTCAAGTTCACATGGCGATATACAGACAACCGCCCAATCGTGCGCCTGTCTGCCTCGCCCGGCATTTTCACTTCTCCTTACAATATCGTTTACTCGTAACCTCGTAACTCATAACTCGTACTTGGTACTTATCGCAATGGCTCGCTCGATACACATATCCACCGCTCGCTCAATGCTCAACTCCGGCGACCCTGTCGACCTCCATGTATGGAAGTCGGACGGTTCCATTCTCCACCTCCAAAATTGCATATCGCTCCGCTACAATTTTTACGGCGGCTGGCGCAATATCAAGATATTGGCCTCGGGCGAATGTCGCCGTGTCCGCGACTGCTGCATCTTTCGCGTCAACGACTTGGAAGTATTTCTCTAACGCTCAATTCCTTTCGCTATGATTGATATAGACTCCCTCAATTTTAACTCCGTTGAGACGCTTCCGGGCTTCGAGGCTCGCGCAGCGTTCACTGTCAATTCCTCGTCCGTATTCAAGGAGGACGTTGACATCGTGCCTACGATTGTAGACGATACTCTCTCTTATATTCCGTGGGGCGGCGACAACCAGATGCCGTTCGACTTGCTCGCGCTCGTCGAGAAAGACGAAACTTTGGCAACCTGCCAATGTTTCAACGCCGAGGTCTGTTATGGTTCGGGACTGCAATACTGCGTCAAAGATTCGTCAGCGGCGACTCGCCGCGCTGTCGATGACTTCCTCCTTGACAACGACCTCGCCGCCTACTTCCTCGGCATCTGTCAGGACTTCAAGCACTTCGGCTTCGCCGTGTCGGTACTTATTCTCAACGAGGACGGCACAAGGATTGTGCGCCTGTTGAGAAAGGAAGCCTGTTACTGCCGCTTCACTCCGGCTGACAAGCACGGTCGTATTTCCAAAATCCTTTACGCCAACTGGCGTAAACCCATCTCGTCGCGGAGCGACATCGAGGAAATCGACCTGCTCGACCAGACTTCGCCTTGGCGAGATCTGCAAGACAAACTCGCCAAGTCATCGCCCTTGGGCGCTTCGTCCACGAAGAACTCGAAGTGCCGGAAATTTGCGATTGTATCGCGCATCCCGACCGTGGATAGCACATACTATCCAATTCCGTATTATGGCGCGTTGTTCCGGGGAAAGTGGTACAACATCAAGCAGCTTATCGGTATTGCTAAGGAAGCGAAGCTCAAAAACTCCGCTCCAATCAAGTACCACATCGAGGTCGGGGCGAAATATTGGGAGTCCATATTTCGTGCGGAGGGCATTACCGACCGCCGTAAACAACAGGCGCGTATCGTCGCCGAGAAGCAACAGATTCTCGACTTCCTCACAGGTGCCGAGAACAGCGGCAAAGCCTGGTTCTCGACTTTCTATGTTACACCCGACGGCAAGGAACAGCACGACGTTGTAATCAACAAGATTGACGACAGCAAGGAGGGCGGCGACTGGGAAACCGACATTCAGGAAGCAATCAACATGATTTGCTTTACCATGCGGGTGCATAGTAACCTTGTCGGCTCAGTGCCGGGCAAAGCCCAGACCAACAATAGCGGCTCTGACAAGCGCGAGCTTTACACCATAGCCCAAGCCCTCCAAAAACCGTATCACGACCTGCTTTTTACCGTTCATCGTATCATAATCCGATTTAACGGTTGGCAGGGCGTACACCCCGAAATACCCTTTATCCAACTAACCACGCTTGACGAGCATACAGACGCAAAACAAGTGAAACTCTCCAACGCAAACGACAAATCCAATGAAACTGATAACAAGCAATGACGAGTTGCGGAAGTATATTCCGAATTCTATCCGCGAGGTCAAAGGGGAAACTCCGCTCTTTGACAAACTCGCTCCTTTCCTTGAAAGGGCAGAGCAATGGTTCTGCCACCACTTCGTTCCGGCAGAACTGCTCGATGCAGTCGCGGCAGAAGCAGCCCACATCGTTGCTGTCGAGGCATACCGCCTCGCCGTGCCGCAACTCGACCTTGTGCTTACGCCCAACGGTTTCGCTACCGTCGGCACTCAAAACCTCTCTCCGGCATCGAAGATGCGCGTCGACCGGCTCGTTGGCGGTCTGCTCTCCGAAAGGGACAAGGCACTGGCGCAGCTGCTTCACAATCTCCCCTCCGTCAAGGGCTGGCCGGACTCACCGCAGGGGCGGTGGTTCGGAGCCACGCTGTTTCCGACCCTTGATGTTGTCACCCAACAGTCGGGGGAATCAGAACGACTATGGGACAAGTATTGTGAACTGCGCCCGCAGTTGATTGACCTCGAAGCAAGCCTCTCGGAAGAATGGCTGTCGCCGGAACTGATGTCAGCGCTCCGCTCCGAGAACCTGCGCGGAGATCTGACCGAAAAGAGGAGCGAGATCGTCAGGCAGGTAAAAGCGCAGGTCGTGGGCTACCTGCGGTCGGGGTCGTTCAACTCCCGTAGGCTCGCGGATATTGTCAACTATATCCGGCTGAATCCTGAATTTTTCGGCGAATGGCATCAGTCGGAAACCGCGAAGCTGTTTGAGCCGCCGGTGTTCCGCAATGAAAAGAAGGCTTCGGGGTATTTCTTTTAGCGGTGTCGGGGCAACCGGCAGTCGGTGGAGCTACGTCGCAGGGGTCATTTGTCGGTCATACCGAATTGGAGTTATTGCACAAAGCACTGATTTTCCGATTGCAAAGGTAGGACTGACCGCTCAACGCAAAACGAGCCTATGGATTTCTGCATAAATTTTTATCAATCTCCACCTTACAGGTAGTATTGAGCGGCCACCGGCCTTAAAATTTTACTTGAAATTTTTGCTTGACTCGCTTTCTCAGTTCTCCCAGTCATTGCAACGTAAAATCAAAAGTGCTTCGGCACATAACTCTAAATCAATACGATATGATACTTCCCGACAAACGACCCGTTGAGCGCGACTTCGCCAACCTCACCGACTACTCGCAGAAATGCCCCGACGGTGCAAGAAAGTTCTTCGCCTTCATTCATTTCACAGATGAATCTACATGCCTCTGGTCGAACATCTTCACGTTCAGCAGAACATTCGCCACGATGCTCGTAATGGAAAAATTCAGCGACTGCCTCGAATACGTCAGCAGCATCAATATCCACGAAATGGATTATTGAACGGCCAGACCCACCTGCGGCTCCCTCTCCGGGAGCCGCAGGTTCTAATTGACAGAATGCTGATTTGTGTACCTGAGATATGTTTTGTACCTTTGCAAATAAAACAAAACGAATAATATATGAAGAAACTAATTTTTATCCTAATTTGTGCTGTCTTTGCCATTAATGCAAATGCACAATTTAAGTTTAAGAGTCTTGATAACAATGATGGCAAAACCACCATCGTTATCACCGATGACAATTTCAAAACGGGCTCTGAAACGTGTTGTGCCAAATTCAACAATGACGGCAAAACTTACGATGCTACGTCTATGGTTACCACACAAGAGGGTAAACAGATGTCAATTACCATGACATTTAAGAGAATGACTGTATTTAATAACACTTCCATTACTCTTACTATTAACGGACAACAAGTCAATGTTCCTATTAACTTGACAGAAATTGCAAACCAACTCACGGGTTATAAACTCTTGATACCATAAGACAATTTCTTGTCTTTTCCGCATAGAGTGCTTTACCGTACTTTCGCAGTACGTTAAAGCACTTTTTCTATGCAGACAATCTCCATTAACTTCATCGTGCCGCAGGGCTGGCACGAGCTTTCCGATAAACAGCTACGCTATGTTTATCAGCTTCTCGCAAACGAGTTCGCGACCGACGAGGTAAAGACCCTTTGCTTGCTTCAATGGAGCGGCACAAAGGTTATTGGCCGTCAGGACAGCGGGGCTTACCTTCTCAAAAAAGGAAAATTCCTTTTTGAGGTTACGCCGCTGACCCTCGCCGAGTTGCTACCACATCTCGAATGGCTCGGCTCCATCCCGACCGTGCCTGTGCGCATCTCGAAAATCAACCGCCAACACGCTCTCCCGGCTGACTTCTCCGAAGTGCCGTTTGAAACTTTCATCATCTGCGACAACCTTTATCAAGGCTATCTTCAGACTCAGAACGAAGACCTGCTCGACCGACTCGGCGCGACGCTCTACGGAAAGTCTATGGCTTTCAAGCCATACGAACGCATCAGTATTTTCTACTGGTTCGCCGCGCTCAAAGATGCCTTCTCGCGCAAATACTCCGACTTCTTCCAACCCATCGCCGATGCCGCCACCGACGGCAACCTGCTCGGCTCGTCCGCTCCATCGGTCGAGGACGCGATGAACGCTCAGATCCGTGCGCTCACCAAAGGCGATGTTACCAAAGAGGCCGAAGTCCTGGCACTCGATACCCACCGCGCCCTCACTGAACTTAACGCCCAGGCGCGAGAATACCGCGAACTTAACTCAAAGCTCAACTCCAAATGACAGCGCAACTCAACGGTAGATGGGACGCGGCAGCCTTCTTTGAAGTACTGACTGCAACCAACCGCCTCGCGCAGTCCGAAGGTTTTACCTTCTGCCGCGTGTCGGGGCTTGACGGCTTCGAGGAAGCGGTCAATCAGGCGCAGACGGCATCCGCTTTCGTCTGCGTCAGCGATATAGCCGACGGCTATATGGAGATGAACAACACGCCGCGCACCCGCCGCATCAAAACGGTGTTTTTCGCGATGCGCCATGCCGCCGAGGATATGGCGGCCCGCGCCGAGTGCATGGAAATAATGCGCGAACTGTTCCGACAGTTCATGTCGCGGCTTCTCCCTGAAAAGGTCAGGCTGGAGCAGAACTGCATCTACCTTGACCCACGAATATCGTTCAACGAGATTGACCGCTATTTTTTCAGCGGAGCCGCCGGTGCTTATTTCCAAATCGCCGTCGATGTGTTTACCGATTTAAGATACAACCCTGATGAATGGTGCGAGTGATAAGGAGCAGCTTGAAGCCCGGCGTAAATACGTCCGCGCTTTCAATGCCACGATGGTAAAGATATGGCGCGAGCAAATCTCGCTTCTCGGAGTGGTTGACACAGGAGCGTTGTACCGCTCAACCGTCGGTGTGTCGCTGACTGCCGACGGCAAATTCATCGACATAACGCTCTCGCAAGCGTTCAACACCTACGGTCTGTTCGTCGACTATGGCACGGGGCGAAATACGCCGCGAGGAAACCCCGGCGACATCGGCAAAGCCAATGGCCGCAAGCGCAAGCGCTGGTTCTCTCGCAAATACTTCGCCTCGGTGATGAACATTCAGGAATTTTACGCCGACTCTCTCGGCCAGGAATTCTGCCGAGCAATCTCCAACGCCCTCAATCCCGACATTATGCGTCGTGCCGTTACTCTCTGAGTGTCTTTTCGGGCGCATTATCATAACCATAACTTTGCCAATAAACCTATAAACTCTCACCCATAAACCGCGCCACCGGCGCATAATGTTATGGCTATTGATACAAAATCGCTCACTCAAATTATAACCGAGTTCCGCAAGTTACAGGCCAAAGACTCCATAACGCCGGAGTCGTTGGGCTACATTCTGCAACGTATCGCAGACCTTCTCGCCACCGCCGGAACCTCGGAAACTCAGGCCATCCTCGGCAACTGGTACAACACGCTCTCGAAAACAGACCATACCGCCGTCTGCAAATTGCAGCAAGGCCCGGCTGACCGTAATTTCGTAAGGCTCTCCAACACGTTCATCGATCTGCTTACCGGTCAGCAGATGACAAACGAGAACGCCACAATAATAAATATGGCAACCACCGAGCGGGCCGGGGCGATGAAAGCGCAGCAGGTCGTAGACCTTAACAACGCGCGTCACGCCATTGCCGACATCGAGAAACTTCTCGACATCATCCAAGCCAAACTCGGCATGACGGAAGGCTCCAAAGGTCTGTATAACACAGCCCAGATTTCGTGCGTAGTCCAAAACGGACAACTGCACGTCCTCGGCGCACAGCAGCTTATCGCTGACGGATATGTGCCATATATCTTCCGTCCCGTCCGAAAGCGCAATCCTTTCAAGGACAAGGACGCGACCGCCGAACAGTTGGCCGCGAAGAAGTATTGCTCCGTCAAGAAAGGATGGGGTGTGTTCGGCTCGCTCTATGCCGTGAAACTCAACGGCACGCAGGTTATGTTCTCTACCGGGCCGCACAATCTTTTATGCACGGAAAAGCAGCCGGGATATTCCGGTTCGCCTGAGTATTTCGTCTCCCACAGCGTCAACAAGGAGGGGAACAGGACTTTCGGCTGGGGGCGCACGTCGGTGCATTTGCTTGACCGCAACCTCGCAAAGAAGACATCGAGGAAAAAGGAACGCATGATTCGGCTGCGCTTCGGCATCGGGTTCGCAAAACCGATTTATCCCGGACGCGCCGCCATCACACCGGCCAATCTCGCAAGCTCGCTCGCCGAGTTCTATCTGATCTACAATCCCGCAACCGAGAAATGGACTTTCGGGAAGTAAAAAGAAAGCCCGAAGCTGACGCTCCGGGGGATGCTATCTTTTATACTTCTCAACTGAAAGCCCGCAGGGGGATGCTATCATCGATACGACGCACAGGAAAGCCGTAGTAAAAAACTACGAGGGTGCTATCCGGCATCTGTCAGAGGTATCCACATTTCTTAGCTTGGCTTCACTTTCGTTCAGAGGTGTCCGGTCAGATTAGCTTGGTTTCACTTAACAATACGCAAAGATAATACTTTTTCTTCACATACACAACTCGTTAACCCACAAAATCATGAATCTCCACAAACATAAGCCTACAATTCAGCTTCTATCCGCAATTCTGCTGATAGTGGTCGGCTGCGGCCTCCTGATTTCCGGCTTCATCATGCCTCCGCCCGGCGAAATTCATAATTCCGTCCTTATCGCCTTCGGCGAGATTCTGACTTTCGCGGGGGCTTTGTTCGGCATTGACTACCACTATAAATACAAAAACCATGAGAAAAATCAGTAAAATCATCATCCATTGCTCGGCTACGCCTGAGGGCAAGGATTTCACCGTGCAACAGATACGTCAGTGGCACACCACACCGAAACCAAAGGGCAACGGCTGGCGCGACATCGGTTATCACTTCGTCATCTACCGCGACGGCTCTGTTCATCCGGGCCGACCCGTCGAACAGATTGGCGCCCACACTTCGGGCCACAACGCAAACTCTATCGGCGTCTGCTACATCGGTGGCTGCGCCCCCGACGGCAAGACCCCGAAGGACACGCGCACCCCGGCGCAGCGGGCCGCGCTCATCCGTCTGGTAGCCGAACTGCTCCGTCAGTATCCTGCCGCCACAGTCCACGGTCATAATGAGTTTGCAGCAAAGGCTTGCCCTTCGTTCAACGTCCAAAAAGAGCCGGAGCTATGCGGACGATGATATTTCTCCTTGCGCTGGCACTCATAACTTCGTGCCGCTCACATAAGGAACTGCAACAGGACAAGTCCCTCGCAGCCGATTCCATAGCCCGCTCCGAACATCACCGCACAATCGCGGTGATAGATTCGGCTATCCGCTCTACATCTTTCGACTTCGACACGCTCGAAGTCAGCGTCGAGCGTCCTACGGCATACGCCGAGAAGCCGGAGGTTATTCGCCTGAAAGCCGTTAGGGGGCGCGTCATAAATCAGCGGCGTGTTCATAGAGACAGCGTTGAAGCCTTCAATCGGCTTGATACGGTTGCCTATCGTCAATCAGCCGCCGAGTCTTCAACAGAACACACCGCCACAACGCGCCTCTATAATCCGCCTGACGGCACGGCCGCAGTCATCATCACAATTCTTGTGATAGGTGGCCTGATATACGTTTTCTATCGAAAACGCTAAATATTTCCCACTCCGAGAGTAGAACTTTCTTCATAAATTGCAGAGCGAGTTGCCCGTGAGGGTAGCTCGTTTTATTTGTCGCGTTCATCTTTGCTGACCCTCCCGGCTGGTGGCGGATGTCGACCATACTGACCTCAATACGTCCTCCGTTTGATGCCTACATCCTTCCGTGTCCGAGCATCGTTGGTCGAGGCTCCGTTTCTCTCCACTTCGACTAACGACCGCTGCGGTTTTCGGGTCGATAGAGTGATATGCCTTTCCGCTCACGTCCCTGCCAGTCCTCGCCACAGGCTTCGTCTTGCCAGGGTCATTCCGAGCCTCCGTAAACTCCCGGCTCTCCATTCGTGGCTCCCAAGGCAATCACACTATCTTTGGCTGCTTCCGTTTCGCTTTGCTCCGACCCCCCTCCTGCGTCGGGGTGTCGGCCCGCTCCACTTCATTGCCAACCCGAAACCTCCGCTTGCTTTTCCGACTTGTAAGGACAGGCATCCGCTCTCCGGCCTCCAATCGGCGCACTGCCGCCATCCGCCACCATCCTCCCACCCATAAGAGGACTGATGAACGCACGGAGTTTAGCCCGTGGCACTCGCTCATTTTTAGCCGAGGGCAGGAAGTAGGCGGCTTCGATTGTTTTCCCCACCCGGAGCGCGGCTTCCGCTATGGCTTTCGACCGCTCATTACCTCAGTCGCTTGCATCCCTGGCATCGCCGACTCCGAGCTTTTTTGGCCGAGGCTGAGCTTCTCTCAGCTTCGGCTAAAAACCGCTTCGGCCTTCGGGTCGATAGATTGCAGCCTCCACTCGCTCCAGTCCTCCGTGACTTCCCTCGCAAGCTGCGGGTTCACTACGGCTTCCACTCCCTGCGGCCACAAACTATCTTTGACGGCTACACTCTCGCTATCACCGACACCCCCGGCCGCGCCCACGGGGGCGGCCCGCCCTCGTTCCGCCGTCCAACCCCAACCT